TGTAGACGCTCCAGTCCTTAATATCGCAGTAGCTAGAGAGCTTAGCTTTTTGCTCCTCGATTGAGTAGCCCTCTTCTGCCTGTGAGGTAGTGGACACCCTGACATATATAGCTACTTTATTTATTGATTTCATTGCTTTTGTACCCCCTTTTTGATAAAATAGGGTATAGAAAAGAGGGCTTTTTAATGCCTATCTTTCTATACATCTTGCCTCACGCTCAGACTCGCCAAAGTTTGAGAGCGTGGGGCTTTTTTTGTTTGTGTAATCAAAAAAGCTGCACAATTATTGTACAGCTGTGACCGAGGCAGGAGCTACCTGCCGTATTTTGCACTAGATGAGTTCATCTAGGTAATCCAACTGTATTTTATCAAAATTTCTATTTAGCTGTCAAATATAATCCGTTCGGAACACTCTCCTCAGTCAAAATTTGAGAGTGTTTTTTGTTTGTTATGCATTATCATCTACTCTGTCTTGTAAGATGATCAATTTTTCTTTCAGGTCATTTACTCTTGCTAAATTACTATTCATTTCATTGATGTAGTAATTGATTTCATTGTGAATTTCTAAAGCGCTTGTTGGTGCATTTAGGGAGTTGAAATAATTAACTAATTCTTTGCAAAATTTAGCGTACTCACTGTGATACCTTATTTGCACTTGGCACATCATTAAATCAAATTTATTTTTGTCCCATGTTGGGAAATCGATATCAAGATTTGTAGGGTATCCTTTAGCTGAGTGTATCTCCCATAGCGACGAATATTTATCAGCAATACCCCTCCCTTCATCAGTCAAAAGTGTTTTGCCGTCATCATCATAAAGCAATGAGTTGTCTTTGAATTTTCTTGTTATTTTTTCAGCATTTAGATTGTAATCATGAAAAAAATATTTAGGGATTGATATAGTTGATTTTCTTCCACTCTTTGTTTTCCCCCACCAAACCAAGAGTAGTAACTCTCTAAGAGGATAACCCTCTGGAGTTTTAAAGCTATCGTTGTATTTTGGAAAATCAAAGCCTCTTCCATATATTTCAAACATATTAGGTCTTGAGTTTAGTATTTTGAAATACTTAGGCCGATAGTAGTCAAATTCTTTAGGCGGAGCAATAGTAACGGAAATTTGTTGCGACTCTTTTGGCTTTTTACTCCCAAATAAAAAATTAAATATTCCCATATTAAAACCTCTCTAATGTGGTTCAGTGATTGCACATATTTTTTTAAACCTTATAAATATCTACGACCTCTCCGATTGTACGGATGTCGTCATTTTCTGTTAGATGGATTTCCTCATAGCTATTATTGAGACTTTGCAAGTACCAAGAACCATCATAATCTCTTTTAAGCTTTTTGACGAAGTTCTTGCCGTTCACTTGGAAAATGCCGATTGAGTTGATATCCACTTGACTAGTGACCTTGATAAATAGAAGGTCATTATCTTCTATGAGTGGCTCCATTGAGTCGCCTGCCACCTTAGCTATCGTGTCGTATTCCTCTGGCACATCTTCAGTTCTGAGCTTTACTTCCATGTGTAGATTGTCTTCCTGAAACGTTCCATGTCCTGCTGCAACCAAGCCTTCTACATAATCAGTAATGTAGTCCTCGTCGTCTTGAGACTTATCAAAGATAGAGATAATCTTAGAGCTGTTTTGTTCTTCTAGTTGTTCCTTGGCATAGTCAAGGACTTTTTCTTGTTTAGGCTCTTCTAGTTGGTTGTAGATGGTTAGGATTTCAGATTCGTTCTTAGGTGTCTTTAATAAATAAGAAAATATCTCAGGTCTAATATCCAAAGCTGAACAAATTTTTATAGCATTTTCCACGTTAGCATTCATTATTCCTCGCTCTAATATAGAACGAACAGTTGAATAAGGCATGCCATTTTCTTCTGCAAAAGATTTTACAGAACTATAACGAGAAAGAATTAGTTGCTTTAGTTTTTCTTCGTTCATGGTTACCTCTCTTTCTGTTTTTTATTATACCACACGATTTTTCGTATGTCTATAAAAAAAAGAAAGAAAAAAAACGATTTTTAGTGTTGACAAACACGAAAAATGGTGTTAAACTTATATCAAGCTCAGATGAGCTTAATTTTAAAACTAAAAACACGAAAAATCGTGTTAGAAAGGAATGCTATGTTAAATATTGATAAAGCTCGAAAAGAAAAAGGTGTAGCGATTGTAGATATGGCCGATTATTTGGGTGTGAGAGCTCAGACGGTAAGCGACAAAATTAGTGGCACTTATGATTTTAAGTTTACTGAAGCTCTCGCATTACAACAAAAATTTTTTCCAGAATACGATTTAGAATATCTTTTCACTAAAGCAGTCGAAACTGCTTAATTTTAAAACTAAAAACACGAAAAATCGTGTTAGAAAGGAATGCTATGAACGAACTAATCAACGTAACTCTGAATGACAATCATGAGCCGATTGTATCTGGTCGTCAATTGCATGAGGCACTGGGAGTTAAAACAGCTTATAAAGACTGGTTTCCACGAATGACGGAATATGGATTTACAGAAGGTGAAGACTTTAGCTCATTTTTGAGCAAAAGTACTGGAGGTAGACCTAGCCAAGACCACATCATCAAACTAGACATGGCTAAAGAAATCGCCATGATTCAGCGAACGGACAAAGGAAAAGAAGTCAGACAGTACTTCATCCAAGTGGAAAAGGACTTTAACAGCCCTGAGAAAATCATGGCAAGAGCTTTACTCATGGCTGATCAGAAAGTCCACAAGCTGGAGGCTCAGATTGAGGCTGACCGTCCTAAAGTGCTATTTGCCGACGCAGTCAGTGCTAGTCACACATCTATCTTGGTTGGAGACCTAGCTAAGCTCATCAGTCAGAATGGTTTCAAAATTGGAGCAAATCGCTTGTTTAGCTGGCTACGTGACAACGGTTATCTTATCAAGAAACGTGGAGCTAGTTGGAACATGCCTACGCAAAAATCAATGGAGTTAGGTTTGTTTGAAATCAAAGAAACTAACATCCAGCACGCAGACGGTCATATCAGTATCAATAAGACTAGTAAGGTCACTGGTAAGGGCCAACAGTACTTTATCAACAAGTTTCTTAATCAAGAGTATTTACCAGGTTAGAAAGGAGTGACATGGAAATCAGACGGAAACCAAGACGTTATCCATATAGTGGAAAATTAAAAGCTTCAACTACTGACATAGTCAAGGCTTTGGAAAAAGCTTATTCAGCATATCGTGTCAAAGGTGAAAAAAAGCAACAAAAGGGGAAGAAAAATTATGAGTGAAATAGGCAAGTATCTAGAAATCTCTGGAGAGATTGTAGGTCAGATTGTCGCAGAAGAAAAAGAGACACTGCTTATCAGAAAAACAATAGTAGATAAAGAATTAGTGAAACGTGAAAACGAAGAACTAGAAACAATTATCTCTCACTTGTTACTTACCGAAAAAGCAGTGTATCTATCAAAGAATTATTTAGATAATTATTGGGTTAAAACAGTTGAATTACCTAACATTCCTGTAACCGTCTATGCGATTGACAGCGTGGTCTTGATTAACAAACTCTTTGGCATGTAAATTTGGTTCAGCATAGCCATTAACATACTCAATGAGTGTAATCAAATAACGATTAGTTTTCGGGTCGGGATTTCCAACCACGTTACTACCAGGGGATGCTGAGATATAGAAAGGAGCGTATATGAAACAATTAAAACTAAGCGTTAAACCAAAGCAGGAACCTACTGAAGGTCAATGTCTGCGTTCGTCAGGCTACTCAATAAAAATCAATGACTGGGAACTCGGTCGTGGGGTTACTAGCTTTAGACTGGAAATGCCTGCGGAAGAGAAACCAAAAATCACTATCACAGCAATTCCAGATGTCATGGAAATCGATGCGACAGTGATTGCTGATATTCAGAGTTTACGATCTGAAGAAACATCAAATCATAAAGACTATGAGCAGCAGAAGGCGTTTTTAGAAGATTTGCTGTCATATTCTAAGTTGCTTAAAAATAATGATTTTCATTCAAAGATTATCATTTCAGCAGATGGAGTTTATTTGGAGCAAACAAAAGAGTTTCACCCACTTGATGAAACTCAATTGGATTGATGACGAACTGGAAGTCAGTTTGGATGAATTAAGATAATAAAAAAGCCCCTCTAGAACGGCAATTTCATTGAGGGACTAAGCAAAATACTTTACGAGGTAATTATATCATGAAAACAGTAAAAAAGGAATGGAAACCAAGAATTATAAACATTATGGCAGATGGTTCTCAAGTTGATGATCTGACAGGGTATATCATACCTGCTGGTCATTCGTACTATGACATTATTAAGAGATTTAATGAGGAGGATATAGCTTAATGAAACTACTTACTAAGCTAAAACTCAGACTTGAAGGAGTCCTTAAATCAGTCAACCTTGACTGGCGAGAGGTAGCAGTCGAACTCATGACCGACCTATTTGAAGAGCGCAAGCGTCGCTTTGCTTTCGAGCAAGAAAACTATGATTTAAAGCAACAGTTGGCAATCTATAAAGAAAAAGAACAGATGGGAGAATAATATGTTTAAAGCAATTCGTACAATTAAAAAAATCAAACAACTTCAGAAAGAAATGCACGCATTCAGTCTTGCGTTTCTAGCTCAACAAGACATCGGATTGATGCCAGAAACCGAAAAAGGCAAGGCAAAGGCTCAAACTATGCACGATGTAAGCCGCATGATCAAGGATATTTTAGACGGAAAGTCAGTAGATGAAGCGATGAAGCGTCTAGAAATTGTGGTAGAAGCTGAAAAGGTGGGGCAGGATGATGACAAAGATTGAACTCGAAAATCGTGTGTGGCTTTTGGCCAGCCATGAAGAAAAAAATGAATTACTGGATCTCGGTTTGACATCCAAAGCTAGATATGTGCAGCGAGTTCTGGAACTTGGAAAGGTGTACGCTCATGTTTGATTACGATAGAGATATGATGCAGCCGCCTGAGCCACGAGAAGAACCGGATCCAAGCGAGTATGTGTACATCGGATGCGGTCAGTATCGATATGTGGGTGATGAAATATGATTGAAGAACTGCAAGCAGAAATCGACAACTGGCGAGCTGAATATATTCATCTTGGCCGAGAGCTCGGAGAAATTATCAATAATCAACAAGATACAATCTTGAAACTACAAAACGAAAACAGACGCTTGAAGCGTGAAAATTGGAATTTGAAGAAAAAGAA